GTTCCGAGAGAACTTAGTAAAGTTTTCTCTGCGTCAGTCATAAATTTTCTAGTAGTACTTTCTTCAATCATTGATGCTGGATGAGAAGCCGGATGAGAGTAATTATTAGCTCCGGAGGCTATTCCACTAAGTTTTGTACGTTCTGCATCCGTCATAAAACGATGAGTCGAATCTTCTTCAACGTCCGTCGCTGTATGTTTATGAGAACTTGCAGCATAACTACCCTTAGGTTGGTATACTGAATCGTGGTTGTGATTTCCTGCAGCCTTACTATCCCAATTTGCCTTTTCTGAATCCGTGACAAATCTATGCCTACTATCTTGGTTAATATCCGTCGCATCATGACTATGTGATGAAGCAGCATAACTACCTTTAGGTTGATACACTGAATCGTGATTATGGTTTCCCGCAGCTTTGCTGTTCCACGTCTCTTTTTCCGTATCGGTAACAAAACGGTGAATACTATCAGGAGTTATATCCGTTGCTCCGTGTGTATGCGAACTCGCTGCATAACTTCCGACCGGTTGATATACTCCTGCGTGGTTGTGATTAGACGGAGAAGCACCAACCTCGGAAGCTGTATATGAAGGTTTATTCGGCTGCTTCGCCCACGATGAAACATCACTTGCCGGCATAGAGGAGGGGAAATCACTGATTTCAGACTTTTTGTGAGTATGCGCTTTCGGTGTACGGGCATCACTTAACCGTGAATCATCCCCCTCGCATACGGTTCCTTCCGCACTACCAAAATTCTTATTAAAAGCAGAGTTCTTGGTAAATGCAGGTTCATAAGTACCTGCATGATTGTGATTAGATGGAGATGCACCTACTTCGCTTGCTGTATAGGCTGGCTTAGAAGCTGCTTTCGCCCATGCAGGTACATCGCTTGCCGGCATCGAGGTTGGGAAGTCGCTAATATCCGCTTTCTTATGCGTGTGAGCTAACGGAGTTCTTGCATTGCTTAACCGGGCGTCGTTACCCTCGCATACAGTCCCAGCACTAGTCCCAAAATCTTTATTAAAAGCTGTAAGTTTAGTGATAATCAGTTCATATCGACTATCATGGTTATGGGAGTCCAAAGCTGCTTTCAATGCCTTTCCCTGTTCGGCAGAAAGGACTTTATTAGTCCCTCCACTTGTCAGATTATTAACAATATCAGAAATATTAAGTTTCTTTCCCAGCTCTGTTGCCATCGTCGTGGCAAAGTTAGGATCATTGTTAAGGGCATTCGCCAATTCAATAAGTGTATCGAGAGCATCCGGAGCACCGGCAACAAGTGCATCGACTGCAGCTTTCACTTTTGCGTCAACTCCCGAAACCGCATTGTTAGCCGCCAATGCAGCAGCGTTCGCATCGTCCGTGGCTTTCTTTGCTAAACCTGTTTGTATAACAGATGCATCCTTGGCCGTATTTGCATCATCTGTCGCTTTCTTTGCCAAGGCAGTTTGAGCTTCCGATTCAGCTTTAGCGGCATTGGCGCCTGCCGCTGCAATCTTAGCTCCTTCTTTGGCTTCATTAACACTACCAGCCGCAGTATTAGCCGCATCCGTGGCTTTCTTAGCGAGGGCTGTCTGCTCAACAGACGCATTTTTAGCGGCATTTGCATCGTTAGTCGCTTTCTTAACGGCTTCAAGCTCTGCCGTGGCTTCTTCTGTTGCCTGTGTCATTTCCTGCACAATACCGGCATACTCTGACTTACGTTGAGACTCTGTTTCGACACGTTCCGTTTCAGCGTTTACACGCTTAGCCTCATTTGATCCGCGAGTACCTTCCGCAGTTTTACGCGCATCTTCATTCTGCTTTCTCTTGTCTTCTTCTGACGAACGGGAAGTTTCAGCCGTAGCGCGGGAAGTTTCAGCAGCCTTTCTCTTGTTTTCTTCGGAGTCACGGCCTGTCTCCGCTGACTTGCGGGCTGTTTCGGCAGATACACGTTCGGATTCGACGGTAACACGGTTAGATTCGGCAGCCACACGCGAGGTTTCATTTGTTTCTCTTGTCGCTTCATCTGTTTTCCGCTTATCCTCGGCAGAAACACGGGTAGATTCAGCGGAAGAACGACCACTCTCCGCAGTTTTTCGTTTGTCTTCTTCCTTCACACGTTCCGATTCAGCAGAAGAACGACCTGTTTCAGCGGTCTTACGTGCATCTTCATTACTTTTACGTGTTTGTTCATCCAACACACGTTTAGCTTCTGTATCAACACGTCCGGATTCAGCAATTACCCGTTTATCTTCAGCAGTTACGCGGGCCGCTTCTTCTGTCTTACGCGCATCTTCATTTTGCTTTCTGATATTTTCAGCAGAGGAACGTCCGGTTTCAGCCGTAACACGTTCTGTTTCGGAAGTCTTTCTTTTATCTTCTTCGGACACACGGGAAGTTTCGGCAGATTTGCGTGCATTCTCATTAGCCACACGTTCGGATTCGGCATTGCCTCTTCCTATTTCGGAATCTTTTCTAACCTGCTCGTTAGATTCTCGTGTACCTTCGTCAGCTACACGTTTCTTTTCTGCATTATCCCGTGCAGTTTCAGCTGTAGAGCGTCCACTTTCAGCGGTTTTACGTGCATTCTCATTAGTGATACGAACGGATTCAGCTGCTTCCCGTGCCTGTTCTTCACGAGAACGTCCGGTTTCAGCAGTTTGCCTGGATTGTTCGGAAGCATTGCGACGGGATTCAGCGGTTTCACGAGTCGATTCATTCTCTTCAACTGTGGCTTCTAACTGCCTCATATCGGTAGTTGCTGTTTGTGCATCACTCGTAGCCTTGAGCATATTATCTAATGCCGTCTGAATCTTCTCTAGCCCGAATTTAAGGCTAGTCTTAACACCGCTAACAATTCGGTATCCGATAGTGAAGAAGCCTTTCATGTCGTTAGCTTCATCTAATTCTGATATTCTTTTCTTTTTTAATGGCATGGCTTCTATACTTTTTCTATTTTCACTTTTCCGCGATTGACAAACACAGACAATTTGTTATCAGTAATATGTTCACAAAGAGACATATCTGATAATGTACAAGTTGCTATACAATCACAAACTTCATAAAGGGAACATTTGTGACATTTGAATCCTTCCAGGTCCCATTGTACCGCCTCATGATATTCTCCTTTAATTACGATTCCATTCATTTCTTTTTCATCCATGGCCTCTTCAATTTAAATCTATATAAAATTCTCCGTCCTCTGTTATAATAAACTCACCCGCTTCGGATGCAAGTAAGAACTCTGTTTCTCCGATCCGGAAGCTGGTAAAAACAAGTTTTAAAGTGAACTCCCACCATACACCATTATTTAGCATAAAAGTATTCGTCTGACAGGACTTGTAATAACAGGGATAGCTTTCACTCCACTCATCGCAATAAAATATACGTTCCGCATCGGAATACTCATATCCTTCATCATCGACTTTAGCAGATAGCCGTGTTAAATCATGGAGTAGGGCATCGTGATTACGCCAGAACAATTCAACCGTCCCGGCCCGCATCAGGCATTTGAGAGATACTTCTTTGGTTTGGAATTTCACAACTTCACCATCGTAGATTGCCCCGTCTTGACGCTTGAAATTCTGTAATAGGTTCTTTTTTACCGTCGGAGCCTTTAGTATTTCAGCATTGCTACCTTGCAATACGACTACGCCATAATCGGATAAGTCTTTGTCATCAATCTCGTAACCTTTAGGCATTGGAAGCTCATTTACGGGCTCCTGGTATTCGTAATCGACTTCTCGGGGGAAGTCGTTACTAAAAATAAATTTAGCAACTTCAAGGCCCGGATTAATAACATAGCTGCTTTGGGAAGACAGACGTAACTTATAACTCCTGCCGATTAAGGGAAAGTAAAATTCATGATAGCTTAAGTCAGAAAGTATATCAATCAATCCACCAATACCCAAACTGCCTATATACGCAAATTCAATGCTTACTTCGGCCGTATCCAATGCAGGACAAGAAAGATCGAATTCTTGTCCATCCTCCTCCGGCCAATCATTCTTATCTGGTTCCTTCATGGCAGGAAATGCTACAAGATCATTATAACTTCCCTTTGTAACACATATACCCAAGCTGGTATATGCCTCTATTCCGTCAATCAATAATTGCCCTTTCATCGCTTTAATGTTATACCTTTAGTGTTTAACGTGTCTATTCCCAGCTTTACAGCGTACATGAACTCTCTTATTTCCACAAGGTTAGATGTGTAATTAGAGATATCCGATAAATGGGAAACAATAGTATCATTACCCCGAAGCATTTCAGCCATATTCTTATCCATATTTATTAGATATGACAGTTTCTCTGCTATTTTCTCTGTTCCTGAATTAATACTCTTAACTTCCTCATTTATAGAATAAGTATGCGAAGTCATTACAGCAAAGCTTCCATCTAGTTTGTTGGCTGAATCTTGCGACATTGAAGCAAATCCTTTCTTTGATGCCTCACGCTCATCGTCGTTATCATTCCAGCCGAACATTTCTGCCATTGCATCTCGTTTTGCTTTCATTTCATTAGAGAGCTGTTGCCCTTCTGCCTTCAGTGCATTATACTCATCTTCAGTCACACCGTCATCCATAGCATTGTTAAGTTTTTCTCTCCAAGCCATTAAGCTGTCCATGAATTCTTCTTTAAGCATAGAATTTACGATGGCATTCTTCATATATTCCTCGAAGTTATCAGCGAAGTCGGCAGAATCGGCGTCCATATCATTAAGCAAGTCCTGAAAGTCTGAACGGAGAGAGCTGTAATCAAGAAGCGTGGTATCAGCTATTTGCTGTTCCAGCACCTCCGCTACCTGTCCGACACCATTTGCGATTTGATCTGCAAATTTCTGCGTGTCTGAATCAAGTTGAGACCAGAAGATACCGGCATGTTCCTGAAGTTCCGCAAGTTGCTCATCGGTCAAATCAAATAATCCAGTCATACGACCACCCATTTTCTTTTTAAATTCCTTTACGGACATGCCTAATGCCTCTGCAGCTTGTTTCCAGCCTTCACCGGACATATCATCTACTTCATCATAACCCTTTGAGTGTGACTTTCCAGAAGCACCAGAGTTTAAGTATTGTTGCCCCAGTACTCGGGCATTTGCGCTTTGTTCTTTGATATTGGCAATAGCAGCTTCATAAACAGCGTTTGCGGTATCTCCTGTCAAGGTCTCCGCTAACTCCAGCTGTTTCTCAATTATCCGATCAAGAATATTAATATAGGATTCATACGTTTCTTTCGCTTTCTCGTATTTTTCTGTCGTATCGTCCTTAGTGAACATACTGAAAATCTTTGTTGCTACCTGTATAACGGCACTAATAACAGCAAGAATAACAGATGCCTTCTCAACTGTACTGATAGCGTTAGCCGATGTATCTGCTGCCATTTCAACACCACTCATAGCAGTCAATGCAAAGGTTCCTATTTCACCAATTAAAGAAATAATCTCTCCGGCCGGTCCACCGATTGATTTTCCAACATCAGTTAATGCGTCTGATAATTCATCCAACTGTGCTTTTACGTCTTTTTCTGCTTTCTTTACCTTTGCATCCTTTTGTACTACCTTATCTTTCGCCTCATTGTATCTCGAAGTCTTTTCTTTTACTTTATCCAAAGCCTGTGCCTCAGTCAGATAAGCTTTTGTGGAATCAATTTTACCAGTCTTTTCGTTGAATTTTGAGGACTTGACACCATTTTCAATCTTAGCACCGCCTTTCACAGCTTCCGCTTGTGCCTTAGCATTTTCTAATTCAATTTGCGCATTAGCTAACTCTTCCTCTGCTTCTGCTAGTTCTTTCTTCTTGTCAGATAATGATTGAAACGGGTTACGTGAATCCAATTCATCCATAATTGATTGAATAGTACTAGTATATTCGCGAAGCTGGTCCGGGGAAAGAACTTTGGCAGCCGTACTCTTTGCATTCTCTAATTGAGTAAGCAGAGAATTAAGAGTTTCAGAAGACGTTTCTTTCAGATTTTCAAATGCACGAACATACTCCGGAGACTCTTTCAACTTATCGTAATCCAGGCCCATCAATTCCATTCCCTTGTTCTTTGTTGCTTGAGCAATAGACCGATCAATTTGTTCAACCTGTTCTGTATCTCCATTCTTAACCGCTTGCTTACGTTGTTCCTGCAAGGTGGCAATATCTTCGTTGAATTTTCGTTCAATAGCAAGACGTTGGTCCGTATAGTCTTGATAATGATTCAGCAAATCAGCTAAATCATCCCCACGATTGTACTTTAAATCTGTAGTTTCCTTTTTTTCATTAGCAACTTTATCAAATGCATCAAACTGTTTCTTTACTGGCTCTGACTTGACATATGCTGATGCATTGAAGATTTTATCTTTATTGTCAGGATTAGCATCAAAGGCGGAACGAGCTTTTTCAATTTCTTGTAATTTCTTATCCTCTGCTTCACGATCGATAGCCTGTAACTCTAGCTTATGATTGAGTTTCCTTTGTCTAAGGACCTTTTCACTACTTTCTTTGAGCTTGTTGATTTCAAGTTGTTCGAGTTCATTTGCAGAGTCTTCTTTCATGCGCTGCTGCTCTCTGCTCTGCTTATCTAGTAGGAGTTTATATTTCTCCTGTTCTTCTCGGAGCTTGTGAGCTTGGTCGTCCTGCTTGGAAGATGAATCATAGACTTTTAATTCTTTTTCAGCCTCCTTTAGCTTCTTGACATTTTCTTTATAAGACTTTACCACAGCAGAATCTATCCCTTTGAACTTTCCGGCATCCATTTGCTTCTTTTGTGCTGAAGCGATTGATTCCAATGCTTTAGTAGCATCTTCTTTTTGTTTTGTCCAAAAGGCTTTATTTTGAATGGCAGCTTTTTCTTCTTCTTTCTTTTGTTCTTCCTTTGCTTTCTTCTGAATTTCATTTATTTTCTCTACTTCTTCTTTTGCAAGACGGGCAGACTCTGCAGCTTCATTCTTCTTTTTGGCTAATCGTCCAATTCTTATACTTAATCCTGGATCTTCAATACCATCTTTTCTGTTTTTTTCAGCTTCATCGATAGCCTTTTGCCATTCAGCGGTAGCTGCATCAAGTTCTTCTTGCTTCATAACAGCTCTAACCTTAATCCCCATTACATATTGCTCATTTTTATCTTTGTTGAGTAGTTTTAAAATATCATGGAGTTCCATTGTTTTAATCTTCTCTAAATCAAGATTTTTTAAAACATTTGGCATTATAGATTGAAGTTGTTTGTATGCACTTAATTTATCAAATTGACTGGATGTTTCATCTCTTATAATATTGACAAGACTTTCTGCCTTATTTTTCAATTCATCAAAATGTTTTTTTTGAGTCTCCATAGCAGCATTATGCTTTCTTATAGCTCTTTCGGAGACAGATTCTGCTGTAGCACATTTGTAAATTGCATACCCAAGCCCTGCAAATGCGGCAGCTGCTAATACATAAGGATTAGTTAACATTGCAGCAGCATTTTTTAGTTGTGCAATAGTTTGAGCTTTGAGGGCTTTTGTCAATAAGATACGAGAAGATGTATTCTTTGCAATCATTGTTGCCTCAATAGCGTACAAGCCTTTCTTTAGGACTAAATCAGCGGCCTCAATAGCACGCTGTCGATTTACAATTGCTGTTACCGTTGCATATACTTGCTTAGCAGTACTTACAGCAAGAATACTGCCTTTGTATCCTGCAAGGGCAGTCGTAACAACAACTATTAATGCTCCTATTTCTTTCAATGCTTCTTGAGCGCTTCCGTCAGCAAAGGCTTCATTCATAGATTGCGCTGCACTGGATATTTCCTTTAAGATTTCTTTTCCTAACGGGCGAAGGGCAGCTGTTATATTATTACCAAGAAGCTTCATTTGATTCTCGGCTGATGAGGACATTTCTATAAAAGCAGCTTCTGCGGCACCTGTTGCATTTTTCATTTGTTCCAGATCGGACGCAGCACCTACTGCATTTTGTCCGGTTATCATTAGTGCAGCCTGTAAAGCTTCGTCGGTACCCAATAATTCTTTCATTTTTGTAGTACTTCCGTTTGCTTCATTATAGATCAGCTGTAATGCTTCCTGGAAAGAACGTCCGGAAAAGGCTGCATCACCTAAATGGTTAGCCGTTCCCATAATTGCCGCACGTATTTTAGTCATCGCTTCGGCTGTTGGAACACCTTGTTTGGTTATTGATACGACAGCTGCTAGCACGTCTTCAATATCAATACCGAAGGACGAGGCAATGGGAGCAGCTTGAGCAATACTCTTTCCAAGTTCTCCCATTGTAGTTTTACCAAGCTTGGCTGTGGTAAATAACATATCAGAAACAGATTCTGCTTCAGAAGCTCCTTTTTTATATGCATTAAGAATTGTAGTGATAGCATCTGCCGAAGTAGCCGTTTCTGTAATGCCGCCGATAGCAGCCTTAGCAGATACTTTTAGAATATTCATAGCATCCGCTCCATCATGTCCTGCAGATACAATCTGATATAGTGCTTTCGCTGACTCTACGGCTCCGACTGGAACCTCTCTAGTCATATCAATAACGCTATTCATAAAATCGGTAAGACTGCCTTTTATCCCGCTTGAAAGAGTAGCAACTTCTTTCATGCTTTGCTGGAACTGCTTTTCGAAGTTATATGCTTCTTTGGCTGCTTGAGTAAAAGCGATTCCCGCACTAATGCCAATCCCTCCGAATACATCAAAAGCGGTAATTTCACCGGCCATTGCCTTTATGATTCCCATCGCTTCTTGACGCCCGGAATATAGCCCTGAATTATCTATACCTGTAGCGAAATATAACGCACCATCTTTATTCTGAATACCCATATAGCATTTATTCTTAAAATATAAAGAGGAGGTAAAATTTGGCTATTTCGAGAAGAATAAGCATCTTTGCAGTGTTCTAAGACCAAGGAACGAATTTTTTACTTTACTCTAGGGAGTTGACAAGCCTACTATATCACAATATAGGCTATCAATTCCCTTTGCTACATAATCCCTAGTGTGAATGAAAGATTATGTTCCTTGGTCGGAAAGAATAGGGGAGAGATAGCCTTTTTCTATAATATATAAATTACTATTCATTAGCGCCATGACCAAGGAAAATGAGAACGTATCTGTAGCGAATAAAAGGAACTACACAGAAGAAGAAATTAATGCTGCTTACAAGAAGGGCAAGGATGAAGGAAGAATTGAAGGGATGCTCGCTTATCAGAAAAGATTGATTGAGAATCTACAGCGGGATAATACATCTCTCAATCAGAAGCTTCAGGAGATTAAAAAATAATCCCCTATATCTTCACAGATACAAGGGATCGCAATACTCTAAACCAATTTATAAAAAAACAGTTAACCTAATATATAAACACAGTAGCAAATTACCTTATCATTTGACCTTTCCGACAATATCATTATATTTCTTTATCCTGACCGTCTTACTAGGATCATCGAAAGAGGGAAGTTCTACCCACTCGTAATCTTGCCCTTCAACATTTCCGTCTTCGTCAGTCGTCTTATTACGCTGTCTCATCACAAATGAGTACTCCTGAAGCAATATCTCTATTAATCCATAGCTACTATCCAACGTCTGATTAAACGTTAATCCTAGAGCTTCTTTTGCAATAACTAAGAATCTGCTTTGGTTATATCCTTCCAACTTTGCAGATTCTTCCGAGCGGCTATTATCTCCGTCTCTCGTAGCGGGCTCACGTTCCGAAGCATCGTGATAGAGGTACAAAAAGGGTGATACCCTATGCGATATATGATTGCATTGAATAATATGCGTATATCCTCCCATGTCGTATTGTCAATGAGGGCTTTTTTAAACCATGCCGGCGGATCACTAGGCTTGTTATGAATGCCCAGGCAAACGACATCGAGAAGTAGTCCTCCATATTTATTCATCAATTCTGGAAAATCAGCATTTAGCTCACCATCTTTCACAATCATTTTATCAATATCTTCCTTTTCAATTTCAAGGAGAAGCGGACGAATTCTAAACCATGTCCGGACAGTGATAGGCTTTATTACAATACAATCACCGGGATCCTTTCCTTTTGGAATAGAATCTCGGTTAGTAAAATCAAATGGAATCTTGACAGGCTGCTCCGTTACAGATTCCGATTCTTGCTGAAATAAGTTCTTTATACTCATAATTTCCTCAAGGAGCCTAGCCCGTTGTACTTCCGGGCAATACTTCCGGTTATTTGCAACTAACCTTCAATACTTTCAGCTCCATCCTTCAATAGTTTGTTCCTGTAGACGGAATCGAACCGCCGGTCTCTACTTAATAAATGTAGCGCTCTAACCAACTTAAGCTATACAGGACCGTTAATTATTTTTTCGCACCACTTGGAGCAGCTTCTCCGCTTTCGACATTCGCTGCATTAGCTGGGGCTTCTCCGCCTTCGGTAATAGTAACTACTTCGCGCATAAAAGCGGTCTGTCTCTTACCGTCTACAGTAACAGCAGCTTGCATATATACACGAACAAGCAACAACTCTGCTTGTTCTGATCCGGGAGCCTGCGAAATCTTTGAGGCGATCTTACCATTCACGATGGTATAAACGACCTTCTTACCGTTTTTAGGTAATGTTTCGCACTGGAACGTTTTTGAAATAGAAGGAGTATTAAGAGGCTTTTTCCAGATGTTTTTTCCACCTGTTGTATCTACTTCACCGCCTGCCAGTTCTTTGAGAACCTCATTTGATGGAGTAGGGATGGAGAACTCGACATAATCTGTCGTATCTTTCACAAGTTCAACATAAAAAGGTTCTTCACTGCCTTCCACTTCAATTTTTACTTCTTTGGGATCTGCAAAGTTGAATGCAACACTTCCTTTGGTCGGAAGGGGATAATCTTTGAGATCTGCACCGGGAATGCCGTCACCGACTGTTCCAAATTTAATTTTACCTACGCCCATAGCGATAGGTCTTACTTCTCCTGCCATAATTATTGATCTATTAAAATTTCTAATCTAATATTTGTACAAGCGAATTTCTCTTTCAAGTCCGGCATTGGAACACTCCAGAGAACTGTCACTTCTTTACATACACCGTCATTACTATTGATTGAATCAAGCGACTTCCGCACCTTACGCTTTAATTCTTTCATTCGTTGACGTTTTAACATACCATTCTCATCACTCCAAGGTACGAAGATATTGATGTTAACAGGCACTTTATTGATAAAGTCAAGTTCATTCAATTGCAGATGATTGATAACGATATGTTCATTGGTCAAGCCTGCTTCCGATTTGTCCTTGTAAATCATAACATCGGTGCCCGCAGCGGCCACAGCATTATAAACTATATCTACAGCGTCAAATTCATCCATATTCAAATTTTACTAAAAACAGATTTCAATGTCTCCCTTAGATATTTCTCACATTGAACGTTCGCACCTGAAACGACTTCATACCCTTTAGCTTCCACGGCTGCCGCATATTCCATTCCTGCAGCACCGACTAACACATAACCACCAGTATACGACAGAGAGACTTCTTCTGCAAGCCTACGCCCTTTATACTTACCAGTTATCTTATCAGTTCCTTTATCGCTTTCTACGAAGTTCTCTTTGACAACTTCCCCATCTTTTGCAATTATATATCCGATAGAGGAACGAAGATTACCAGTCTGGTCTTTATATGAGCCACTCCGGCGGGCTACTTCGATAAACTTTTCACCTCCTGCTTGCAGGAAAACAAGCATCTTATCTTCTGCTTTACTTTGAAAATGGTCGAACCAGCGTTCCATTTCATCAAAGGTGAATAGGGGAGTCATGCCGTTTTTCATACGTTGATAATTGAATGTGATTGATAAGGTTCCCAACAGATAACCGGTACATCAATACCCTTTGATGCAACTTTCAAACGCAAAAACTTACTATCTGCCGGCGGTTGCATTTTGGAGTAGAAATAGCCATGTACCTGTGTTTCATCACCAGCCGAATTGTGTTTTAAAACAATTCTTCCATCGCTTACCGGGTCGTAGCGTCCGGGGACAGATATTTCAACCGGTTTCCCAGAAACCCATTCACCATCAACTAAGTGCCCGTTAGCCTCAATAGTAACTATTGCTGTATGTGGATACCGTTTTACCATCTGTTACCAGCTCTTCCTTTGATAATGATTCGTTTCCCAAGTTTAGCAGCTTTCTCCGGCTCCCCGTTCTCTATGTACAGTTGCTTTGCAGTCTGAATATAGAAAGAACGGGGATGAGTGATAGAAAGCTTATTTTCACTGAAATCTTGAGAGTTTACCATCATGGCATACATATCAGCGACACAAAGATTGACTTGCTTCATGTTTTCAGCAGTACATTTCTCTTCGGGATTAACGCTACGCTTTACAAAGACCACCTTATCCAAGAAGCCTTCCATATCCCCAATAGATGGATATTCAAGTATTGTTTCTCTGATTGTTGCCATTATAGTTTACTCTTCATCTGTTTTTTCAGTATCTTCATCGGCCGCCCATTCCTTGGCATCAGTTTTCATGATATACATTGCATCAGGATCGTTAACTACCGGGATGGCATTAGCTTCTGCTTTAGTCCACTCTTTGAACGGTTCAAGTTCAGACCACTTGCTGATAAAAACAAAGTCTTTTTTCAGTGTTGTTGCTTTCTTCTTGTACTCGACAGAATGTTCCGCTGCAATAGGACCATGTTGGATGTCACCGCATTGTAAATCTTCCAAAAAACAGATATTAGCGGCTTCCCATGGATTGATCGTAGTGCGATTATGAGAAGCATCTTCAATACGAACAGCCGGGCTCACTAAGACAATTTGAACACCTTCTGTATTCTCTTGTGCAGAGAGATATTCATTGATAACTTTCTTGGAGATAGTCAGCTTTTCTTTCTGATTGATCCAGCCTTTAACTTTCTCGATAACGGCTTTCTGTTTCTTCAATAAAGCAAATCGATCTTTACGCATCACTACGTACTTAATGGTAACACCATCAGCAGAGGCAGAAACTACTGTATCTTCAATGTCTTGCAATCCGTCTGCAGTGTTTGCATTTGCCCAGTCAGCAGCAGAAACCTTTTTATTTTCATTCTTCATACCACAACCAACAAATTCCTCGGTAACAATACCGTTATTATTGCTTGAGTTTAGAGTGAACCCACCTTTAGACATCAGCTGCATGCACCACCATTCGAAACGTCCACGAACAGCGTTATATACAAAGTCCTGATCTTTGAAAGCGAGGTCAAGGATAGATTTCAAATCCGAATCACCTTCACAATCACGGCTAAGTTGCCGGTATTCGTTCCAGTCGCTTTCATTCATACCACGCTTAACGGCAGTCTTGGGGATATCACCTGACATCTTACCTACAACTTCACGTTTCTTTTGCGGTGCAGAAGAATCAAAGCTGATAACGTCTGCAATAACAGGAGCACCTTTCTCTCCGGTCAAAGTTTCCCATTTCAGAGAATCTTTTTGCTTTACACCGAAAAAATTAGGGAAGAATACCGGCTTAACCTTACGTGAGTTAAGGCGAGCACCCATATTTTTACGGTTCACTTGTTTAATTAAACTTCTTTCCATATATCATTATTTTAATGGATTAGACAAAACGGATAAAACGGAGCAATGCTTTAATAGCGTCGTCAACAGGGTAGGGCATTACTGTTTCATTAACAGTACCACGCACCAAGAGGCCTGACTGCTGGTTAGCTACGGTCACATCAACCTTGTTCATGGTGATAACCTCCGGGGTATACTTGAACTTTGCAGCTTTGGCAGCAGCTTTAGCAGTAACAAGAACTAAGACATCATTAATCTTTGCGGCTCCAATAGCTCCGGAAAGAGTTATTGTGTCATAAGCTGCATTGGTTTTGTCAATTGCAGAGATTACATCAGAAGCTCCGGTTAAAGCACCGCCGATTGTAACAGCTTCCCCAACTTTAAACACATGATTCTTTGCGATTTGAATAGCAACAGCATCGGCAGCCGCGACAGCAGTAACTTTTCCAGTTTTAACAACATGGTAAAGGCCATTAGTATCTTTACCCACAATTACAAGCGGAGGAAGCTCGTCGATGATTCCCTTCAGTTCCGCGCGGGCAATAGTTCCACCGCCCTGAATGTCCTCGATAATCTTTTCGATACCAGGAGCATACTGAAATTCACTTTGTTTTTTTCTGAACATAGCTTTTAATATTAATAATTATTCTTCCAGACCAAGGCTAGCAGTGCCATTATCAGAGCTTTCCTCGTCCTCCATTAACTTTAACCATTCCTGTTCGGTACGTTCTTTGGGCTTATAGGAATTAGGCTTGTAATCACCACCGGCGACTTCATCATCAATAACAGATTGTTTGATTTCGGCAAATTCTTCTTGAAGCTCTTTAATCTGGTCTTCAACAGAAGTTTCAGAATTGACATCAATACGATTAAACCATTTTGCAGGGAGTTTAGAATCTGCAAACAATGCTTTAGCAGATGCCTGCTTCGTAGAAGTAGTGACTGTTGTAGCGACAGTAGAGACAGATGCAGCCAACTCGGAAATCTGTTTCTGCTGGGCTTTCAACAACTTAACAACAGAAGCAGGCAAGCCTTCGAGATCTTCGTCCTCGTCTTCATCTTCTTCGTCATCTTTCGGCTTCTTTGTTTTTTTAGTCTTAGTTGTCTCAATAGGTTTTCCATCCTTCAAACCGTGTTTTTTCTCATAAGCGGCAATAGCAGCATCAATACTGGCTTGACTGCCTTGTTCATTTGATACCAAGTCCGGAAGAATATTATCCTTGAATAGCCCAATATAGTTATCCAGATTCTCTTCACTTTCGATGTCAAAAAGAGCTTGCACCTTGGCCGCATACTTTTCAGGAATTCCAGCTTTTTTCAAAGCTGCTTTGATGGTTGCTAAAATCTTCATACTTTTTTCCTTAAAATATATTGGGAGTAAATTTTTCCTGCTTATATATTTTATTTCAGAACCAAATGCATACATTTGCAATATGGATAAGAAGAAAGAATATAAAGTCAAAGCTAAAGCACTCGCTCTTCAAAATGGATTCGACCAAGTTTCCTACTATGGAGAATGGAATGGCTATTTGGCATATACAGCATCCCGGAAAGAAGACAAGGAGTGCTGTATTGGATATCCTCAATTTATCCTAGTAAAAGATGATACTGCACATCTGGCACCATATATACAATCACCAGATATCATGGGTATAGTTTCCATGCCAAAAGATTACAGCGAGACATTGCTATAATTTTCTCACTATTCCGTCAATAATATCAGTATTCACTAATAAGTTATCTACACGAAGCACATTTACCCCATATTGTAGTTTTATTCTCTTTGATATGTCAGCCCAATTAACAATTTTGCCATTTTGAGGGTCATAAAGAACAATCTTTCCATTAACTAATTTTTCTAAGGTTATGATATGCCCGGAATTTCCACTTTTCCAAGAGAAATCAATATGATATCTTCCTGGTTCTTTTACCAATTCTATAATCTCTTTAGTAAGTGCACTAATATTCTTGCTTTTTAAAGCACCTGTTCTAGTTACATCATATACACCTCCTGCTCTCTTTTTGACAGGTGTTGCCATAGTTTCTGGATCAATCCAAGCCCAATTTGTTTTGCTAGACAGTTCGTAAGGAATATTCCCGGCTTTTTGAAGATTAGGCAATGCTGTTACATCATATCCACGTCGCCTTAATTCGTTTGCAACAACGCATGATTGACAGTTTACACCATATTCATGGCTCTTACTGAAGTTTATATTTCCCTGTAGTTCATTAGCTTCTTCGAAAGTCATTTCCTTACCTCTCTTAATACCAATTTTTTGCTCAATCTTGGTTTGATTGAAGTTTCTCGCAAATCGTTCTTCCCATCTTTTTTGAATATCATTTTTCTCTGCATCAGTTTTGATGCGTTTAGGTCTAGAAACCTTTATAACTTCATTCGTAATAGGTTGGGAAACTATTTCTCTTTGTAGTCCTCCATCATTGGTAAAGTTATCCTTATACCAGAAAGCCGATTGCAATCCATCTTTATTCTCTCTGACGAAATCCTTTGCTCCCTGGGGAATATCTGTAATAACCTGCTCTTTCGGAACTGTGTCATTCAGCAAGAAATCAGCAAAGTTTTCCGGTTCCATGGTGATAGGAGTAGCAAAACAGATACAAAAAGGATGAAAGCCTGTAAATTTGAACGTTTTCGGATATTTTCCAATCATCGCATCACAGATCTTACACGGTCCGCGATTATTGGCCGAACGCTGTATCTCAATTCCTAGTATAAAATCCTGTTTACTCCAACGTTCATAGTCTGCACTACGATAAGCTGTGTTCGTAGTTGTTGCAGATGTTCGGAGAGCGTTCTTGTATGCAGAGCGGTATACACCTTGCCCTGGATGATAATCTTTCATCGGTTGTGATAGAACCAATTCACCTTTCTCATTTCGGATCCGGCGAAAACGTTTTTGGGGATTTTGCAAAATTTGCCGTATATCACTACTAATTCCGTTTGAATTACGTCCGGCAACTACGCTGCTATCAAGATAGAATTCGAGTTGCGATTTCGTTTGCTGTGTAATATACCAAACTCTATCAGACAATTTTAGACCGTTGGAATCTATATCATTCTTTAGAGCCTCAAATGCAGATAGGCTATGAGTAAACATTCCATCCTTAGTTGCGCTAGAAATAGACATTCCCTTGATGAACAGGGAAATAAAATCATCATTCTTCCTCTCTGCTCGTTCCCAGCCATCCTTTTGGAATGCGGAAATATTAGCATATAACATTGATTCAAGGTTTAGTAGTTCCCGGTCAACCGCACTCTCTATTCCCTGATTGCTTATCCATACATTGTTTTTCCCCGCATCTGACCATTTACGGAGATACGGGGAAACAGAAAGTATAAACTGATTAAAGATATTGGCTATAACAGCCTGTTGTGCAGCAACTTTCTGTATATGCTGTTTATCGTAGAAGGAAAGTTCAGGCATAGTTAAAGTGTAGCTCCTATGAATGAATTGTTTTGAGCGGTATCTTTCTCATCCTGCTTCTTGCGATTCAGTTCAGCTTCTACATCATCCGTATAGGGTGAATTTTTAATGATCGTCTCTTTGCTATTGAATTGAGAAGCTGTTTCAAGGTTCTTGAGCTCTTCTGACAAATCTTGTGGAAGTATGCTACCAAATTCTACCTCAATGTAGTTATCGTTTAGCTGTGATGCATATTTGGTATGAGTAATATTAGCCATACCTGCCTGAACGATAGCAACAGTACGTTGAACAGCAGGACCGAATATTTCCATCTGTTCGCTGGCTTTAATTTCTGCGTCAATCATCATAAAACGGCGGGAAGTACCACTAAGGTTGCCAAGTCCCATTAACTTACTCATAGATAGGTCAGGGCTAGAAGCTCCGGAATGTATTGAATCGTCGAGTTGGTTAAGTTCAAGTGTAACGGATTCACAAGACTGTTGCCACGCCAAGTAATCGGCGTCACCGTGATACGACGTACCGGTATCCGCATCTACTTCCATAGTAAAGTTTAGTTCTTTGCCAACAGTTTCTTTACTTGGGAGGTTAGCGAGTCCGTAAGTCTTCAGTATAGGTTCAGAGAAATAATCATTGGTGTCAGATAGACGGGAAAGCCTCATTTCCTTTTTATCTATCAAGTTGGCAACATCTTCCCAATCAGGGCAATCAACTTCGGCATATACTACCGGAATCTTACCAAAGAGGTTTTTTGTCTTTTTCACCAGCCAAACACCGTCCATGATGCCGGAGTAGATAACATCTTTCGTATAGACTTTCACGCATTCGCAAGTACGGCCATTGACTTCTGCATTGTATTTATAGATGAAGCCGTCCATATCGTCGTCCTCGTCGAAATGTGGATAGAATTCACATTCGACATTGCTATCTTTAGGAGTAGAAAGAATCTTAACCTTTAACTGGCTTTTCCCATCATCCCGGGTAACTGGATAGAAAACAATAGCTGCTTTGGTTTCTGAAAGAACTTTTCTAGCAAACTCTTTCAAAACTGATTGCATCTTGAGTTTACGCTTATAGATATTCTTAAATTCGGTAAAACCGTTATTTGGGTCTTCAGCTGTGATAGTCATTTCACCACCAAACAAAAAGGCAACAGAGGTACGAACTATCTTCTTTGGTAGATTAGTCACAATTTGAGCGACTTCTACAGTTTTATCCTCTAGTCTCCTTGGCTTTTCTTCTCCTGTATCGGGATCAACTTCTTTTTCTGTCTCTGAATATACAGCGATCTTCTTCGGTTCGCGATACCCAACTGATTCTTTACGACGGGTTCTGTCTCCATTGTATTCCTCCATATACTCACGAGGATTACGATTTTCACGGGTATCAACGCATAAATCACCTACTATGCTACCGAAATCTTCATTTTTCAGAATATCCTTAATGTCTGGCATATACTTTTTTCTTAAAATATACGCCCTAGAAGTATTTCCTGAAGCGGTAAGATAACATTTCTCAAAATTCATAGGTGTTTTCTCGGATATAGGCTGAATCATTTTGTATTTTCGCAGAGCGAGGCAGAGCAATATCGAATTAATTTTAAATTCGGTATATTATGTTTTGTAGAAAAAATAACAAGAGAAAAAAATTAGGCATAGTCACTCTGTATCTATTGATTCGATTAAAATATTGGATGTATAAAGAACAAGCTAAAAGATACTCAACGATTGAATGGCTATATGATGTAATAACAACACTTTTTTGTTAATAATGAAAACGAGAATTACCCACGTCCAACTTTACGGGTAGTCTTTTTAAACTTCAATCCAAGTGATTCGACAAACTCTGCAAGTATTGTCATGCCATCCGGCGCATCATCATGTGAGTTATCTCCTTCACGCTTGTAACTGGTAAACGCCTTCATGAAACGACCGTAGTCTGATCCTTTAGAATATTCTGTTTCATCAAGAAAAGCACAATGTTTCTTTATCCAGCCGGCTTTCATTATGATACGCGTTTCTTTGTGCTGGGTTGTTGGCCGGGCTTGAATAACACACGATTTCTTTTTAGCTGTAACAAGTTTGCGTACATTGATAGCAAATATACGCCCGCCATTGTTTGATTCAATGCGTAGCTGATCGCACTCTGTATCAATAACCATCTGTGCCAGGCGCGGTTCTGTAACTTCAACAGGATCCTTTGTGAAAAGAACGTCGGTAATGAAATATCTCGGTCCGAATACCTTTGCGAATGGTGCGCAGAAATCATCATCACCTTTATCGGCTGTATCACAAGATCCGAGTGTCCCATCAGGTTTCTTTCCTGCAATATCGGCTAGTTTGAAGCGCATGAGAGACGATTTGGGGAATAGTAACCCTTTGGCCTCGAACGGTTCCTGCATATATTCGGCCATCCAAATACTTTCGTCGGTTTCAGAACGTAGTTCCTGGTAATATTCCGTAGTATGTACATCAGCGCAAAAAGTTTCATCGTTTTCATCAAGAGCTGCGATCCGGATGATTTCATTATACTTGCCGGCTTCTTCCATACGTCCGAGGACATCACTAGAAGACCAGCGGGTACCAATGTCAATCATACAGCAGCTTCCCTCAATACGTGAATCGTGCGTACCTTGTTTCCAAGACCATACCTTCTCGTTATTATTGTCGGATAACGCATCTTCCAGGCTCTTGTATAAGTCGTCGGTCATGGCAAGCATTGATGCACCGAAACCGATCACGGTGCCGCCAACACCACCACCGAAATAAGATACCTGGCGAGCGCCTTCCACATTCCAACTCTTCACATTCTGTTTATCACCTTTCAGATGAATATCAGGGAATATCTCTTTGTAACGCTTAGATTTTACAATATCACGGGTATCGTATGACAGCTTATTGTAAAGAGTATCAGAGCAACAGTTACGCATTACAGATTCTTCCGGGAAGTGACCGTACATCCAGGCTATAAACAATGAGGAAATATAAGACTTACCGGCACGTGGCGGCATACTGACAGCAAGGCGATAGATAATATTAGCTAAATAGGAGGTATACACACGCATGAACGCTTCGGCTACTTTCTTCAAGAATAATCGTTTGGCAAAGAACTTAGGATCATAGTATAAGCAGAAAGCCCAGAAATCATTCCGGGCTTCACGCTTGCGAAGTATAGTTGCTGCTTTCGCTTGTCTAAGCAGTATTTCTCTTTCACTCTTTTTCTTTACCATCAATAATAGCCTGAAGTTGTTCGTCTGTCAATGATTCCAATTCATCACCAAGGTTTACATTCGCGTCTACTTCTTTCTTGTCACGCCATTTTTCCGGCTGTCGATTCTTCAACCAGAAAATAGCGGCTGTTGTATCAGGAGGATAATGCTCTATAAATTCCTTCGAATCTGTAATCTTCCCGTTCGATGTTGCAAATTTTGTTGCTTTACAGTTATACCCAATAGCACGGTTATAGAGTCTCGATGCAACGTTAGCATCTGCTATATTTTTCCCCTTTTTTAGGGACTCAAGAAATTCGGGATAATCCTTCTTCCATTTGTTTAAAGTCTGCTCTGAAACAGAGAAGAATTCGGAGAGCTCTTTATCTGTTGCACCCAACAAACAAAGCTTTAGAGCTTGATCGGCATACTCTATTCTGTACTCTGATTTACGCCCTCTTTTTTTCTTCTCGGCCAGATTCTTCTTCTCTGTCATAAACTAACAATAACTAACAAATTGTGATAACTCTTGCCTTAGCTTGGATAATCTTCAAATTAAAATATAAATAGGGGTTACTTTTTACAGTTCTCTGGAATTACTTTAGGAACAGCATTATTCCAATTAATACTATGGTGTAGGCGTCTATACACACTTCCCATTGGGCGTATCTTTGTACAAGAAGGAGCATACATAATTGTGTAGAAAGACTTAACATAAGTCCCACTATCTAAATATATATCAGTCATTCCGCCATTTGATTGTTGAGTTGTTACTTGATTCAAAGAAACATGCGGAATCTGAAAAAACAAATTTCCTCTACTTCCTAGTAAAGTGTAGGTGTTTACATCTTCATTAATTTTACCAAAAAACTTAAAAGGCATGTTTGTATCACAAATAAATGAGTTCATTGCTTTCCGTTTAAGTAATTCACCACGAACTATATTATTCTGCTTTCCTCCGATAAAATCTCCTCTTTGAGCTAATGCAACAGCTAAAGCACCTGTTTTATTTTTGAAATCAATTAGAGCATCAAGTACTTTATCAAGATTGATAATGTTTTTCTGCTTCATTTCACCATATTGATTATAAGTGTATGAGAATTCCGTATAATCATCATCTAACTCAATAAAATATTGGTAGCCTTTTTCTTTTGCTATTTCAAAAGAAGCATTTCTCGCATAAATAATAGCTCGACGATCATTGAAGCTATCACCCTCATCTGTTTCTGATGCTATTTCTTTTTTGTCGAATACATATATGTTCTCGTAGTTTTTGCGATAACGATCTATCTTCGGATCTTCATTATCTAATACTATGATAATATCACCTGTATAGCCACATTTCCGTAATGTTTTTACTGTATGTACATTGTCAGGACGCCCATGTGTAAGTATCAATGCAACGAAGCTATTATTTTTCATCATTGCTATAATCCTCCAAATATGAGTCTGACAATTCTTTCTTTAAACAAACATATCCTAGTTCAATAGCTTTATTAAAATCTATAATGACAAGAGCTGAATTTTCCATTAAATTTTGAATGATGTTGTTTGAATGAGCATAAAATTCAGCAATTTTTCCATAATCGAAAACAATGTGCCTTGAAGCTGCAATCTGAAGAAAATCTTTAGTCTGCTTGTCTAAATTACACTCCTGAATTTGTTTCATCAGACAATTGTAAGTTTCAAGATTATAGAGTTCTGATATTGCAGGTTTATTGCCAGTCGGTGTGTAGATTGGAGATACTATTTTTTTTGTATAAAGATTATTATCTTTCTCATCGTCAGAATTATGGATATCAGTCGAAAGTTCGATCTCGTCTACTGAAAACTCCCAATCATTCAATACATCAGGCGAGAAGTTTTCTATCACTAACTTCCAATCGAATTCAGAAGTATCGGAAGTATGATTATCTGCTAGAGCTAGCAGTTTTCTCTTTTCATCTTCCGTAGATAGGTCTTTGCGCTTAATAACAATAAGCTCGGTACCGTCAGACTCAACAATACGCACTTTGAGTCCTAACTTTTGAGCTTCCTCATACACGCCATTTCCAGCGATTAACACATTGTCACGGTCGGCCAATACGGATCGACCGGCTCCACATTCAACCAGGCTTTTGTGGATAAGCCGCTTGTTTTCATCCCCATGGATACGATAGTTCCGGGGATCAATCTTAATTTCTACATTTTCTTCCATGACCAAGGAATTTTCACTAAAATATAGACTCCCCGGCTATTTTCTTTCTAATAAGTTCTTGCACTCCGTTATATATCTCATATAGCTGCTTCAATGTCTCTGGACCTTCCCATTCAGAGAAATTGCCATCCTGGAAGAAACGATACTCAAAAACGCGGGTAGCTGTCGTACCAAGGTTTAGACTTTCGAATGTTTCCCTTACTATGTGCAGCTTGTCTAATATTTCAGCGTTTCGATCTTCTGATTCATCTGAAATATCCTCAATATCTAGCCTGGAATAATCTACATTATCATCCACAGGCAGGGGCTTGTATCTACTCCTATACTGTGAAGTAGGAGAGGATGCGTTTAGCTTTATCATCTTCAAAACAAAGAAATCAAGCTCTGTATAGCCATTTCTTTTTGTCTCAAGTAATTTATCCAGTAACCTGCTTTTCTTTTGAAGGAGCGAACAAATGACCTCATTCAAGACGTCTGTTGCTTCGTCTGAAATACCAGCAAGCCCACAATGATACAAAGAGTAATCAAGCCAGCGTTCGTAGCGTTTAGTTATGTAATTATTTACTGCTTCACTTGCCATAAGCACAAAGATTTTATATATTTGCTGTTCCTAATAGCAATACAAAGCTTTATACTTATGAAAGCGGTCGGTGGTGGTACGCCGGCCGCATTTATTTTTCCAACTCTTTACCCTTGGCAATGTTGTAATTACACAAATACATCCCGATATCCATTTCGGTTACATCAGGGGGAGGAGTACTTTCACCGTAAATCTTACGTAGAGCCTCTTTATTGCCTCCCCATGCTTTCCAAAGTACCTTGGGCTCATACTTATCAGGCAGATATGGAAATAGCTCACAGAAGGCCTTGAAATCCTGTTTTGCTTTTTCTCGTTCTCTTCTGGTATTTTGAACTCCCGTAACGATATCTTTAATCAAGTTCTCGTTACGCGCATAGCCAGTTTCAGCCTTTTTTCGTACAAGTTCATTTTCTCTATGCTCAATCTCACGGCGTCTGTCTTTGCAAAAATCGGCAAGTGCAACCATGATTGCTTGATTGTTGATCTTCGATCCCCAAACGAACTGTCCGCGACTGCCGTTCTTTAACTGGGAGAAGAAAATACATAACTCGGCTAAATTCAGGTACCAGTAGCTGGATAGTATCGACAAGGCTGTTTCCGCTAGCTGGGCATTAGTCAATTCAACACCGGCATATCTCAATACAGATTTCAAATGCTCGGTAATGATCTCTATCGATGTTGAGTTGCTAAAGCTCCTGTTTACGTCTGCTAGAGTAGGTATATGCTCTGCATTAGCCACGTCATATAATGCGACATTACAGTTTAACTGCGCGATTGTCCCACTCCATTCAGCGACCAATTGAGAGGCTGTCGATCCAGTCTGTAAGGCCTGTTGTATCGGAGTTAACTCCTTTGGGGTTACTATTGTCTCCTGGACTATTTGCGACGGTCTTAGCACCACCTGCAGTCCTGTTTTTATTAATTCTCCGTTCATCTTTCTTGTTTTTAAGTTCAAATGTCAGCCATCGGGCAAAGTGAGACATCGCATCCTTAGGCGACTTCGCCGTTTCTCCTTCATTTTGCAATTTCATAAAGAACTTCTCCAGATACCCATAAAAGGTTTCTAGCGTGAAATCAGGGTTGCCGGAAGAACGAGTATTCATCGTTACTGTTTCCGCCCATGACCGATTTGATTTCAGTTCAGTATAACAGTCGTCCAAAGACTTGTCGAAAAAACTATCAGCCGGAAACAGATCTCCCACGCGTAAGGGAGATATTGTCTTATTGTCTTTAGTCTTATCTTTAATGTTAACCGTTTTACTTACCCTTTTACTTACCGTTTTACTTACCTCTTTACTTACCGTTTTACTTTCGTCAAGTAAGTAATAAACTGGCGATTTTGCATTCTTTTTACCCGATTCGAAAGTTATTAAACCTTTTTGCTGCAATCTGTTCCTAACTTCAATGACGGTCTTCTCTGATATACCGGTTGCGAGGACGATAGTCTTGTTGGGATGTTCAAACGGATTCTGCCAACCCCGAATATTGCACTCATTCAAGAGATAGAAGTACAAAAAGACTTCGTTCGGGCTGAATTCTACACTTCGATTCATCTTCCAAAATTGGTTTATATAATCTATATAGGTCATTGTATGCTATGCCGTCAGTTTCTGACGTATTAAGTTCATATTCTTTTTCACGAGTCCGATAATACGGTTATGGTACTCGGTATTACTATTGCAGGCTCCACGGGACTGAACAATACTGAATGTCTTTAAATTGACCTCTACGGTCTCAATATGTTTCTTGCCGATTCGAGCAGAAAGAATGAGTGAATCCTTTTCTTTATAATATTTATTTGTAAAGACGCAATGGTGCATGATTTCACCTTCTTGTTGAAACTCTTCAAGACTTTTGAGCGGTACTACGACTATTTTACCATCAGACATTTTTAGGTCAAAGAACTTCGATTTTTCTTTGATATAATTCTCTGCATCCTTCTTGAGTTTAAGCAATTGTTGCATTTCTTTAGCCTTGCGTTCTTTTTCATCATCACGTTTCTTTCTCGCCACATACAAGTCATGGGCTTTTTTTAGATTCTTAGGACAAACGTAATGGGCGTTATGCAGATCCTTACGATAATGTTCAAGTAGTTTCAGATAATCAAACCACATGGAAACATCCTTAATCCGATATTTATTTCGAAGGCAAATTTTAATAGACGGCCAATACATATCAATCTTGTAACGGTGTCCCTCGAAATAATCTATTAATTCATAACGTCTTGCCTTTAGAAGTGTTTCAGCCTTGGGAAAATGGGGAATTGTAATGGTGGCAGTAAGAAATGACATACCGCGTAATTTACAATCTATACCCATTTGAATATACTTAGGTCTAAAGACGGAGGCTGGATGATAGCGTTCACAATAAACATCATTACTACAACTGTAATAATATGATCCAACAACTTTATTACGTATCTCCAAATCTCCACACCATCCACAATATCCCGTATTGTTAGCACGAGCTACTACCTCTCGGTTGCCATCATCTTTTATCCAATGTTGCAGTATCTCACGAATAAAATAACGAGGATTCGCTTCTGCCTGATAGTAAGCAATCAATTCAAAACTTCGGATAACTTGGAATTCTTCACAAATTTCTGCTTTGGCAATAAACATCGATTGTTTGTCTGTACGCTTCCTTGACTGTTCTATCTTCAAGGATGCACCACAATGAGGACAAATAGCACGCTTACGCTTTACAGGTTCCGGAGAGAAGCGCTGCCCGCATTCCATGCATATAACGCGTGTCTTGGTTGCATATCCTATATGTTTTAAACAATCGCTTTTAGCCCAGTCAATCATCATATTCTCAATATTAGGTAGCTGGCTACTTAAACCTGCTACTCTAAGCTGTAATTTCGTTCTTGGCTTCATAAGTCTTCAAATAATAAAAATTGTCCGGAAGGTATTTGCTTTTTCATCCCTTTACGCTTATTAGGGGCAGAAGCGGGCTTTTTAATTTCTGGTTGTTCTGTAGATGCTTCTTTTTTCACATTTCCAGCTGATACCTTATAATTGGTTTGCTTACTAACTTTGATATCATCTTCATCGTAGTAATGAACTGCAAGCCCGAATACTTCATCGTCAGACATGAATACAGCGTTCCCACCGCGTTTTTTAGCTTCACCTATAATGTAATTGCAACATTCATCTATATTCTTATTTTGCTTCGCAAAAGAGGTGGCAAAGAGGGAATCCCTCTTTGCACGTTGCTCTAAATAAGATTGAATAACCTGTTTAAATGATTGGTTCTCTTTTCCCATGACTTTAATTATTAATTGATAAAGGCATTAATAGATAGGTTAAGCTTTTTACTTCTTCGTCGCAGCGGGTAAGAAGTGAAGCCTGCGATGGATCGCTCATAGTGATGGCAATATCTTCCGAAGGAATGTTATTCATCATTTCAATCAAGAAGCTACTTCTAAAGCCGATTTCAATATTACAGCCTGACTGCAGGGTAATCGTTTCTTCTGCAGACTTAGAAAAATCTAAATCATGAGCTGCAATTTTAAGAGAGTCAGAATCGAACTTGAGGACTACCAAAGACGAACTTTCATCACAGAAGACAGATACGCGCTTTAAAGCTGACACAATATCAGCTTTCTTTAATACAGCACGATTTGGCTGCTTTTGAGGAATAACAGCGCGATAGTTAGGATACCGGCCTTCGATCATACGGCAGATTAACCGGTATGAATCAAACTCAAATAAAATATTAGTCTGATTTACCGATATCTCTACTTCCATGCAATCTTCTGGAACAATGTTAGAAAGTACTTTAGCAAACTTGCTCGGCAGGATAAAGGCCGCCCGTTCCTTGCGCGTATAAGCGGATGGATTCTCAATCATTGCTAGGCGGGTACCATCTGTTGCGACAAATGACATTGAATCTAAACCGATATCAAAATAGACACCATTCAGTACCGGACGGAGTTCATCATTGGCACTACAGATCAAAACTTGCCTTATTCCGTATAATAAATCATTGCCTGATACAAGAAATGGGCTGGCGGTATCATCCGTACTCATAGATGGGTATTGATCTCCTTTCTCAATAGGTATTGAGAACTTACCGTTTGCATACTTGACAATCAATTCCTTTTCAAGAATGGATATAATCAAAGGTTGTTCGGGAATCTCTTTTAGTCCGTCAAGTAATGTCTTTGCATTAGCCATGAAAGTGTAATTGGTGAAGTCTGCGGTACCATCTATGTTTGCAGAGATGCGTCCACCTTCTTCACCTGCGGTTACTAGAATGACTCCAAATTCATCTATAACAAACAAAAAGTTATCATAGGCAGGTAATGAGTTTTTAGGCTGTATAATTCGCCCGACTGATTTTAGCTTATCTGATAAAGCTGTTTTTGATACTGTAATTTCCATGCGTCATTGTTTTTTGGCGCATAACATAAAGAGGAGATAGGTTTCAGTAATTAAAAGCTATTAAATTGTATAGGAACAACAAAAGCCGGATAAAATCATTGTTTTATCCAGCTCAACACCATTATGTTTGCAAATATAGAGAGAGTTTTTGTATTTGCAAACGTTTCAGTCTTTTTTTTCTTCTTTTTTTTGCAATAAATCCAATACAGCCCGATTTGCCTTGTCGCAAATACTATAATCTATATCAATGTAAATATCAGCCATTTTATAGTCATTGTTCACATGGCCAAGACAGAAGTCGATGTCAGCTTTTGGTACTCCGGCTTTATTTCTTGCTAAACTAGCCCATGTGTGGCGCGCCCAATTAGTAGTAACTTTAAAATCAATCTCTAAATTCAAGCAAATGTCTTTCAGCCCACTATTGATTGCACGCATGAAATTGTTCAAGCTGCAATAGTTAGTATGAAAGTAGGAGAGGAAATACCCTTCTGTATATTTATCAAGAAGTGTGCGAAGTTCCGGTTCGATCTTTACGGAAAGTGGTACCTGTTCGTGATTTTTATCCGTATTCGTCTTTGAACGTGTGTACTCTAATCTTCCGCGACGTTCGCACGAAATACTATAAAGGTCGTTGATGTTGACCCCCATCATGTAAAACATCATCATAAATACGTCTCGTGCCATATTAGTTCGTCTTTTATCGGACTGGAAATCTCGAATTCTTAATAAGGTATTGATGTCTATATTCTTTCTTTTTCTTCGATACTCTGGAATCTCTGCCTTTTTAAACGGATCACCAGGTATTCTTATGATATCGAAGTCCTCGTTGTTATAATAGAGTTTGGCTTTGTTGTATAATGCTCTTAAGCCTCTAAGATAATGGCTTATTGTGCCAGGTTCTAGCGGAATACCTGCTGGGCCTGATTGATACAGGTCTTTTATCATCTTATTTAGTAGGAATGAGGTGATTAACTTAATATCTATCTTTTTCCTTTTCGTGTACCAGCATAGAGTATCGATAGAAGAGCTGTACCATTCGGCTGTTTTCTTCTTTTTCGTCTGAATTACTATGTTTTGAGCGAATTCTACGAAGTCTATAAATTCAGCATCAGGAGCGAGAGATTTTTCTATTTCCTCCTTGAGATCCATGCAAGACATGAATTGTGTTCTATCTTGCCCCAATTTTAAATATTCTCTCCGGATCTTCTGGATATACGCATTTATTTCGTATTCTATCATTTCTCCGTTTGTCACTCCCGATAAGATTCTTCCGGATTCGTCCATGTTTTCAGGGCGGATATAATAAGCGGTAGATATATACTGTGACTCTCTATTATGATATATTCTAATCTTTATATTAGATGTTCCATCTAGTTTTATGTGTCTTCCAGTTTGGAAAACAACTGCTTTAAATGTTGCCATATACTGTTTTAATGTTTTTTAAAGGTTAAAAAATGCATTAAACAGCTTGAATCGGGGTTATTTGATAGGAAATTACTTTAATTTCCCCTAAACGAATGTAAATAGAGAAACTTGTTCAAAGATAGTTCAAAGAAATAGCCTCTTTATTTGCCCCAAAACGGGGTATAATTGTGTCTAATTTACATAAACGAAAAAAGCCGATACAAACTGCATCAGCTCAACACCATTCAATTTTTCTTGACTTGAATTTTTCGTCGGGGTAGCGGGATTCGAACCCACGACCCCCTGCTCCCAAAGCAGGTGCGCTAACCGGACTGCGCTACACCCCGAAAAACTTTGAACTTAATAACCCTCTTTTTTGTAGTCGGGGTAGCGGGATTCGAACCCACGACCCCCTGCTCCCAAAGCAG